ATATTGAAATTGATTTATCTGTTACCTCTTGAATCACCCCATAATAACAACCATCACGTAAAGTTTTAATTGCTATATGAGTAAAAAGTTTAGGCAACTTGGCATTATCAATAAAGTTAACTGCATTATAATACTTTTTAGAAATATACGATTCGGAGAGATTTTTACCAAAACCTGGATTAGGAATTAATAAACTTACATATTTCAACAAAGTAGCATAGTGCAGTAATAATCTTTGATAAAACCCACCTTTCATAAAATAATTACGAGAAAGAATAATTTGTGAATTAAGAGAGCTAGATTCAATAATTCTTTCTATTTCTTCTAAGCTATAATCTCTAACCCTCTCTCTTGTAATCCTTCCCCAACGTGTTGAATTATAGGATGATTCGTTCTTAGCAACCATGCCACTTATTGCTTTAGTAAAGGTTGCTAATACATCTTTTTGTTCATCCATTATTTTCCTCCTGAGAAGAATACCAATTGTCGATTACCCGCGCGCCTACGATGACTTGTCTTATAGTATTCTTCTTCAAGTTCTTTAATTCTCCACAGTCCATAAGAAAAACTAGAATATTTATCTTTAGGAAAACGAGAATTAATTCGTTCAAGAACTATGTCCAAGCTCGCGCCAGTACGCTTTAATCGTAAATTAGCCATTTCTTCAAATAATTTAGTTGTCATCTCATGCGGCATTAGACGTATAACACGTTGTTCTACTGTCATTTTTTGTCCTTTTTTAGTAGCAAGCAAAGCACTCTTTGCTTCCTGCTCTTTAATTAAAAAACGAACTAGGCCGCCTGTTAAACGTGAATAACAATTTCCGTGAATTTTAGAATTTAATGGTCCATTGGCTTTGATTCCGTAAAGAATTTTAGGAGCATCTTTAGGTTGAATTGCTTTGTAGTTATCATCGTTAATGAAACCATAAGCTGGAAGTGAATTTCCCATTTCATCATATTGCGGCTTAATCATTTCATCAGCTAAGCCAACTCCTAAACCATTAGTATCTATTACAACCTCTCTTGGGTTATAATCTAAGATAATTTTCTTTAAGTCAACAGCCTGAACAGTAAAAGGTTTTGTTAAAGGAGTTCTTCCTAAAACAATTAAATTAACTAAAGTAGAATAAAATTTTCCTTTCACAATATTAACTCTAAGTACACAGACAGCGGTTTGGTCAGAAATTCTGCCCACGTCCACTGATATTAAGTAGAATTGTTCAGATTCCGGTCTATTAATTGCGTGCATTTCTGGATTCTTTATTTTTCTATATTTAGAAAGTTTTTCATAAGAAAACCATGCATCTTCACTAGAACCTTGCCATAGACTCAAATATTCAGTAGCAAAAGATTCAGCATTATATGAAGGACTCATTTTTAATTTATTAATATATTGTTTATCAATAAGTCCATGCATGGCGGGCAGCCGCCAATCGCATCCAAACATAAAAGCATGATCTGGATCAATAATAGCATTTTCAAAAGTATCAATTAATCTTTCATATGAGAAAGAGGTTTTACTACCAGCAGAAGTAGTAGCAACGATTTGCTGATTTGGTTCTTTTGGATTAACTGTATTATTTGGTAAACGACGAGAGACGTTTACAAGTGGAATAACTACAGAGTTTATAGCTTCCTCATCCCCATCACGAATCTCATCAATCATGCCGCCGTGTCTTCTGCCGCCACGAGCAGCGTCGCCTGCAAGTACAACGTCAAGAACCGAACCATTTCTAAATCTTAACTGTACATAGTCCTTTCCATAATTGCCTGGATAATCTTTTAATTCATATCCCATTACTTCTTTCTTTAAAAGTGGCCAATGGTCAAAAATTTCATAAAGTTTTTCTTTTGTAATTTGTGCCGCCTGCTGTTTAGTATTAGCACAAATAAAAACCTTTCGACCTGGAATAAAGACACATTGTAAAAAGAAAGCTAAGATAGTAATAAATGATTTTGAAAACGCACGGGGCGCAGTTATAAACACATCTTTAAATCGCATAAGCGCACGCAGCGTCATTCTTTGATAGAAGAATAAAGAAAATTCAGAATCAGCTGGGCGTATAATATCTAAATATATATCTGGATAAGCAGTAAAATAATTGATCCATTTTTCTAAGTTAGTGCGATTTCTTTCTAAATATTCATTGGTAATAACCGCACCTTTTTCTAATTCTATTCCATCGCGCTCTGCGCGTTCAATAAAATCATTATTATTATCTACCATTTCTTGCTTATGAGATAATATAACTTTTCTTCTTTTCTCTTGCAATTAATCACCTCCTTCATTGAGGTCTACTGCAAATTCTTCATCTTTAAATAACTGCTCAAATCCTTCATTTTCATAGTTATCATAGTCATCTACATCAGGATTTACATCATAATACGATTCAAGCTCGGCCGCGGTCTTCAAAGATTGTATACGTTGATTAATTTCATCACCTATACCACTTTCATTAGTATAAAGTCTCTGATTCCAACTTTGTATATTCTTTATAGTCTCATCAACTACATCTCTAGTTTCTCCATCATAGAATTGATTAACAAATCCTTTCTTTTCAAGCCAACGACATAGTTCTCCCATTGATTCAAAGTCGCTAGCATTTTTTACATTCTTCGGAGTAAATTCACCTGTTTTAACTAACTTGTCATAAGAAGCTAGTAACTTATCAAAATCAACTCCTTCTCTTATTCTACAATCTATTTCATAAGACATTTTACATATCTTTAATGCTTGGTCACCTTGTAAAGCGCCATTAATATTTTGAGTTAATAAAAGCCCATCATATAAATTTTCCAAATAATTTAAGGCTTCATCATCATAGTTAAAACCCCACTTTTCTTGTAATTTATGCCGACGCTCATCTGAAATTCCTGGGACTGCAACTTCGTCGAGGGCGCCGGCAGCTTCAAGTTCTTTATAAGCCTCCTGATACGAAGTCCAATCAATCCCATCATAATCATCGCCAAAATAAATTAAGTTATAGGCTTTTAATAGCTCGGGCGCAGAGTGCGTAGAGCGTAACTCTTCAAACTTTGTCGACTCAAAAGGAATATCTAAATATTGACAAATCTTATCCATCACATTCCAGTCATACTCAGTTCTTTCTAATCTTTCTCCCAAGCAATCAACACATACATCTACATATCCGCTCGGATACATAAACGATTTAGTTCTCAAAAAAGAAAAAGAATCCTTCATCTGGCCGCAGCATAAACACTTCTTTGATTCAAAATCTATATCAAAATGTGGATTTACTGGCATTAATCTTCACCTTCTTTATCTTTTCCTTTAGTTGCGGAATAAATCAATCTTCCTAAGTTACGACGCCGAGTTCGATTCATACCTTCAATAATATCACAAATCTCATTCCACAGTTCATAGAATTCCTTCGGTTCTATGGCTCGGCCGCCCTCATCAGAATCCTCTTCGTTAATCTTCTCTTTATATATATCAATTCCTAAAATTTTACAAATCCCAATAAATTGCACGGGATCATCTAACTTTAAAATTTCTTCTATAAGTTTTTTAGGACTATATTTTCCATTCTTCATTTTATGTCCTCCTTTTTCTTTTTTCTAGCCTCATGTTCACATCTCTTACATCTGTTCTGAAATCCATCTTTACTCCTAGATTTCTTAACCCAATTTCTGCTATCCAAAAGTAAAATTCGGCCACAGTCAGTACAAACTTTATAATTTTCTTCAAAGAAACAATTTTCTATTGTATCTTGATGAAGCTTTACAGCTTCATTAATTCTTACAATAATCTTTTGTTTAAAAATTGTACTTATATAATTTGCAGTATAACTTTTTCCATATTTTCCATTCACATATTTGGCTATATCAGCATTTTTCTCTTTTTCTTCTTTTAAATGTAAAATTTCTTTTTGTACGTCTGTTAAATCTGCAATTGATTCATAGAAAGCTAAAGTATCTAACAGTTGTTCTAAATTACTTTCAACTATATGATCATAAGTAACTCTATCAATTCTATCCCCTAATTCTTCTTTAAAAAGATATAAATGATAAACCATTTCTAAATCTCGAAAATCAAAAATTTTAATTTTATTCTTATCAATTTTTTTCTTTGTCCAAATTAAATCACTTATTTTTTGTTGTTGTTGTTCGGTGAGGGCGCGAGGGTCAAAGTTTATATCAAAAATTAGCTTCCCTATTGGCCCCTCTTTTATTCCTAAAGGAAGGACCTCTACATCACAATCAAAAACAAAAGTCTTGTCTTTTGGACTATAAATTGATTGTACTAAATTAAAATTCGGTTTATAAGAATCTCTAATTGTAAATTGTTCTGTGCGTAATTCTTTCAGCTTATGTCTCAATTTTAAATAACTATATTGATTAAGTTTATGGCTGCGCGCACGTATGAGTTCAGCTTCTTCATCTGTAAACTTTTTAATTAGCTCATCTCTCGGAGGATTTTTTCTTTTTCCAATTTTCTCTTCATAAAAGTTAATCTCTAATTCTGTCTCATCAATTAACCTCCACAAATCTTCAAAAATTGCAACCAAAAAATCTGGCGCTCGCTTTCGAGCCTCAGCTCTATTAAAAACCTCTCTATTCTTTTTTAAAACGACAGCGTCATTCAATGAAACTAGTTGGCTATTTGCTAAAGCTGGATTTTCTAAAACTGCATCGAGCGATTCAGCTTCTTTTGGTTTACTCCATTTTGTTTCTAATCCAGTTCCTGCGCCAACGGCAACTCCATCTTCATCTTTTCCCCACAACAAATATTCTTCAATTGTTGTGAGTTCTTTCTGCGTTAAATTCTCAAATTGTCCTATATATCCATTAATAAAGTCAACTCTATCTTTTGCTGACTCTAAACTAAAGTCTAACTTTAAACGATTCATTTTTCTCCTCCTATATATAAGTATATCACGTGATCGCGCACTTGTCAAATTTTGGAGCGGCCGCAGAATACATTAATGAAATTTGACGCAAACGTAAAAAACTGTTATAATTATTTTAGAAGAAAAAGAAAAGGAGTTAAATAAATGAAAGTTTATATTAATAATTCAACTACTTCAAAGAAATTAAAAACAAATAAGTGGATTAAAGAGCATCAAGGTAATGGTTGGGATGATTGGATTAGTTTAACATGCCCTGTATGTGGAAAAATACATAATAAAGTTCCTTATATATATAGTTATTGTCCTAATTGTGGAACATATATGGAAGGCAAAAATAATGAAATTACTGATTGAAATTACAGAATATAATAAAGAATGGATAGAGAACGCCTCGGAGATACCACAAGAAATCAATGTGGAAATCGCAAATGCAATATGTAATGGTGAACAAAAGACAGGAGAATGGATGCGCGCTCACGTTGGTACTATTGCAGAGGGCTACTATTGTAGTAGATGTGGAAAGCATGGATACCAAACAGACTTTTGCGAAAACTGTGGCGCAGACATGAGAGGTGAAGAAGATGAGTAACATTGAAAAATATCCGAAATGCGATATGCGAACATCTCTTGGTAATTGCGATCCAATTGGTGGATTTTGCACGAGTGTTAACACGACTATTTGTGAAGCATTGCACAAAGCTGCAAAGTCGAAGATGGGAGAGTGGATCAAAATACCAGAATTTTGCGGAGACGATGTTAGCGGTTTTATTGATAATCATTTTAGCTGTTCTGAGTGTAAAAAAGAAGCAGAGATAAATTCATGGGGATTTTATATTCTATCAGATTTCTGCCCTAATTGTGGAGCATATATGAGAAAAGAAAGCGAAGAAGATTATGATTATGAACGAGCGGTAGACCAGAAGGAAC